AAACAGAGGCAGACAAAAAAAACATTTTCTATTTTGAGAAAGGCAAATTGTTGAAAATCATAAGGTTTCCGGAACAAAAGTTTCCAAACACACCGCATTTTATATTCAACGCCAAACGTTATCGCAGTTCAGCCCGTATTATTTGTAGATGTTTTCAGGCAAATCATAGGGCAATGAATTTAAATCCGATGAAACTTTATCTCCGTATCGGCCAAATAGCAGATAGATGAAAGCAGACGGAATTTGTGTGGAAAGTGCCGCCTGTTTATGTAACGGAACTTTTTTCTCACTGCTTTTGTCCAAAGCGATCTTTCCATCGGTGGTGCGGAGTATGGGTGACAGCATAATTGACGAACAAAGTTCTTTGCATTCGTTTTCATCAATCAGGACCTTCGGAAGGTAGTTGCTTTTATCTCCGAATATCATCCACATCAATTTGAATTGCTGCCAGTGATAGATCACCGCCTGGTTTTCGTTCATGAGCTGCACGGAAAACCCGTAACTTTCCAATTCTTTTTTCAGGTAGCGGGAATCCGTCCGGATCTGTTCCAATTCTTCGCGGTTTTTGTTGCCGGCACGGTCGGGATAGAGCACAATTCGCTTGTTAACGGAATCGGCGCCAAAGTATTCATAGACTTTCCGCGCCAAATCCGGCTGTGCTTCCGGATAGCACGCCCACATGTTCTTCAGTACCCGCAATTCGTGTCCGAAGTCTTTCTCCTGTGCGATGACAATGGATGAGAAGTGCCCGGGGTCATAACCAATCAGCAGTTCATCATGTGGATTATAGTATTTCAGGAAGCGGGCGGTGAGCATAAACTTATCCTGTAAGCTATACTTCAGGATGGCATTGTATTTATAGCCATCTTCAAACTGATGGCGGTGCTTGTCATAATTGGCAAAGAAGCGGTTGACTACCGCTTTCATCCGGATGCTGCAAATGGAGCTGAGAAACTCGTCGATGTCTAGCGTTTCCAGCTGCGTTTTAAAGAATTTAGGTCCAAGGATGTCTTTGTTGATAAACGATGAACCACGAAGATAGACGGTACAGTTCTTCCGCATGTCCGATAGACGGGGTGCCCATAGGGCAATGATTCGGTCGCACTTTTGCAACTCAAGGCGGCCACGCTCCATGTCTACGGGGTTGGTGATGTGACGTTGTATCTCAAGCAGTTTGTAACGCTTATACATAGCCGCATTGATATGCAGGGCCACGGTGGCAATTTCAGCCTCCAGGTCGGGGTTGGTGTTGTGCTCATAGCTTTCAAACCAATCATCTTCGCCCAGGTCAACCCGGGCGGTATCGGATACCGCGGTGATACCCTGATAAAGATGACATTTGCGGACTTCTCCCGTGCCGCCTCGCAGGGTGGGGAACAGGCGGGACTTGAGTTTCTCGCCTTTATTGTGCTTCATTTCTTCAATGAAAGCATGCACGGCGTTACCACCTGCCACGGACTCCGGCTGATCGGAACTTACGAGCTTGAGGTGGAATCCATTTCGGAAGATGATGCTATGTTTGGCATCGGTCACGGGATAGCGCGGACGGCGGAAATGGGAAGGCAGTTTGCTTTCGCCCGCCACGTAGTCTATTCCATATTCCATGATGGGACGAAGCTGCCCGTTGACCATGATGTTGCGGGAAAAGCTGGCCTGTATGTTGGGCCAGACGTTGGAGATCAAGGCAACGAACGTTTTATGTACGAGGTAACCGAGTTCGCCGGGCATGGCGTTGGCCACCTTGATGATGCGCGGGGTCATGATCCCTTCTGTTTTACCCGTACCACGACCGAGTTCGGCAAACATGGAATTAGGATCCAGCAAGTTAGCTATAATCTGCATCGAATTCATATAAGAACGGATAAACAAATCTTCGTCGTTCACGCGCAGATTATTCTGTTCATGCAATTCGTCATAGCGTTCTTGCGCTTCGGCCTTGGCGTCTTTAGGTTCGTTAGACTTCATCTTCGTTCACTTCCGTGTATTCCGCTTCTTGAATGTCTGCATCGCGAAGCAGGCGTTTCTTTTCAGCGGAATCTATTTTTAAATCATTAATAAGGCGGACGTAGAAGCCTTCGTTGCTTTTAGTGGCTATCTCCTTGAGCGATTTGCTTTCATACCCCATGTCCTCGGGACGGATTTTCGGATCAATCAGGTATACGATACCCATATCACGCGCGGATTCCGCAATTTGCGCAGCCCGTTTACGACATTCATGGGCGCGTTCATAGCACTTGGAAGCTGATTTAATGTCATTCAGTTTGATGGCATATTTGGCAAGGTCTTCAAACTTATTGGCATAATCCGTTTCCCATACCTGCATGGAGACGTTGTTATCCATGCTAAAGTAGTTGATGGCGGAATAGATACGTGACTGACAGGTGCGGACATCGAGTGACAGGTATTGACTGGATGCTATACGATTGCGGAGCGTGCGGGCGGCACGGGAAATGTTGCGTTCATGATCGTATATCTCGGCCGCCCATTGAAGCTGGCGGAGAAACAACTGCACTTCTTCCGGGATGCCCGAACATTTGCCGGTACTGATAAAGGCATTAACCAACTCAGGGTTGATTTGCTCCACTTTCTCCAGGTCTGTCATACGCCAAAGAGTATTTTACGAAGTTCGACTGTTTGCTCGTCATTGACAGCCTGCATAAAGGTTTTCACCGCTTCCGGTTCGCCGCTATCCGCTTTCTTTTTAAGGGCCAGGCGCACGTCATGCTGTCCGGTGGTGAACCCGTTTTGATAAGCACGATAAAAATCATCCGACGGAGTGTAAACGCGTTCAAGGAACAGAGCACGTTCAACGTTATTCAGATACATCAGGTCGGCAATGCGTTCCGGAGAAAAACCACTGGTTGCATGAGCCTGTACCTCAGCTAACAGGGTGGAAGGCAGTATGTCAGATTGGGGTATTATGGGTTTCATAGGCATTACTTTTTAGTTTCGAGTATAAGTTTAAACACTGCTTCGCGGTTGCGATGCTTATTCAGCAGGTCGCGGTCGGAAGAACGTTTGTCTTTGCGATCCTTGCGTCGCAGGTAACGTTCGTAACGGCTGATATTATCCAATGCCCTGCGATGTTCAAGAAGAAACTCTTCGGGATGGTTCATCAGCAATTCAGAGAGCCGGGCATATTCCTTCGCTTTATGTATCAGAGGATGCTTGTAGAGAAATAGCCCTGTATCGTTAAAATTTTGCAGCTCGGCGAAGGCTTGCAGATTACGGATGCGGAGTTCCGCCATTTGGGAAACATCTCGTTCCGTAGGATCCGCATCAAGCGTTTCATCGAGCTGCAACATCCGGCGATAGGTGGCAATGCGGTCGTTATAGATCAGCACGGCCGACTGCACGTCGGTATTATCCAGATTACCCCATGCTATTTTCGGGTACTCTTCTTCTTTGGACTTGCTTTTGCGACAGGTTTTTTCGGAGTTACGTTTTTCGGCGTCGGCTCTTTTTTTTTCTCAGCTTCAAGCTGATCTTCAAGGTCTTCGTTTTGATCTTGTAACTCTTCATTTTCGGATTGCAATTCATCGTTCTCCTCCTCTATGTCCGATTTTTCTTCCTGCAAAGCATCATGATCAGCTTCTTCTTTATCCAACTGTTCGTTTGACTTTCCGAAGTCCCGTCGGTTTTTGATGATTTCTTCCCGGGTGGCAACTTCAAGCAGATCGTAAAGTATCTTATCCGCCTTCATGGTGGCAAACTTTTGATAAGCTTTGAGATTGGCATTGGTTGCATGCTTCTGTTTAAGGAGCATAACATCCGCTGGTGCATGCTGTGGAGCACGTAAAGCTGAAAAGATAGCCTGTTTTTCTTTAAATGATAATTTTATCATTAGATATTGTATTATGCGGAGAGCCTAAGCCCCCCGCAGGTGAAACTTATGCAGCTTGTACGCGGCTACCTGGTACCTCTATCAGGGTATTGGCGTCAAGTACGACGAATGTGATACGGCTACCATTGGAAGCTGTCCATGTGGCACCGTCAATGAGAATAAATACGGCGTTATCCGCAACCGTTGCGACATTGCTTTCGCCTGTACCGATCAGCGTAATATAGTCCCCTTTATTGGCAGCTGCCAATCCCGAAACCGCTGCAATGGCATATGTTGCTGCTGTACCGCCCGGAATGTTATATAATCCGGTAGCGCTATTGATAGCAAGCGTTGTGGCGTCGGCGGTATGCGTAGCGGCAGGTGCGGTAACCAGACTTCCGGCATATTTATAG